ATTGCTAAAGCGTATTTACCTGATGCATACTTACCCATTATACTCCATCTCCATAAAATGTTTGTGGTGAAATGAAAGTAGATGTACCTTGATTGTCTGCATCAAGTGCTCTTAATAATTCACTTTCATATCTTCGTTCTAATTCTTGACTTCTATCTGGTGAATATTTTTGACTTAAATAATAAGCTAGTCCAGACATCATACAAGGATAGAATCTATTTACAACATCAGAAGTATTTGTGTATGCTCCGACGTCTTGAATTTTAGATAAATAATAAAAACAAAATTGAAAACTACTTGGTGTAGTTGTACTTGATACACTTGAACTTGGTGTAGCATATAAAAATACACTTGGATTTAATTTTCTTTCTACATAATATTGTGAAGGAGTGCCTTGTGTTAATTTATTTGGTGTAGCTGAATAAGCTGATCTATCAATTTTTGTAAGTGCAACATCTACTGGTGCTGTTGTTATTGAATTATTTCTGTAAAAAGCTTCTAAAACTGAATCAATGTCGTCAGGAAAATTTGTTGTATCACTGGCGTAGTTATATTCTGCTTGTCCTAATACCAAAGGTATTTTTGCTAATTTTACTTTCCATAAATGAACTCCTCTATTACCCCACTCTTGAAACATTATGTTTAGTGATCTTCTTGCAGATCTTAATTGATAACCTGTTCTAGTTCCCCTAACACCAGTTCTCTCAAATGCTTCTTCTATAATATCATCTATTTGTGGATTAAATTCTGTAGCTTCAGAAGTTGGAGAAATAGTTTGTGCAGTATTACCCATACCTGCGTGAGCAGTACAGTAATAAAATAATAAAGGTGCGCCTGTAGTTCTAACTGGTGCAACAACTATTGTTGTATTTGATCCAGCTTGTCCAGATACTCCTGTAGTAGTTACTCCTGTTGTGTAAGGAGCTGCCGGACTATTATTAGGGTTTGTAGAAAATGCAAAAACGTGAGTGCCATTAGTGCTGTCCGAAGTGTCAAAGATATAAGTATTGCCTTCTTGTAAATACAAGACAACATTAGCCTCTCCGTTAATATAATATTTATTACCGGTACCGTATTTGTTAGTTCCCGTTGCTACGGTTACTTTATAAGTTATTGTAGCCACAATTTTACTCCTACGTAAACGTAATAGTTACGCCTGGTGTGTTAGTTAAATCTAAATAAACTCCAGCATCAAATAAAATTCCTGAACCTGGTACATAAACTTCTAGTCCTTCAGTTCCAAAAATATATGTAGCTATTAAAACATTCCCTGCTCCAGTTCCTGTTCCATTGTAAAGTTTTATACTAGAACTAGCCGCACCTCCAGCTTGAATAGAAGTTATTCTTGCTCTTTGTGTTGCTGGAACTAATTGTCCATCTGCTGTCGCGTGGGCTACTAGTTGATCACTTGTATATCCTGACATTGTTTCTCCTTAAATTTTGTGTGGGCCGAAGCCCACACTTAATTATTTATTAGCTTAAATTATTATTCTGCATATACAAAACAGTAACAGTAGCTACACCTGTAGTACCATCTCCATTTTGTCCATCATAAGCTGCTTGAACAGTTATATCAGTTGTTCCTACATTAGTTGCTTCCGCATCTAAAGTACCGTGAGTAGTTGCTAAAGCTTCTACGTTTACTGCACTTAAAAATGCATTTGGATCAGCTGCTGTACCTACGTTAACTACTGATGTACCTGAATCATTAGCCACAGTTGTTACGTTTAAAATAACATCAACAATTTGTGAGTTTGCAGGTATGATAGCAACGTCAGTTGTGTTATCAGCACCAATGATATCAATCACTTTTGATTGTGCCATTAAAACGAAACCTACGTTTGATACGTCTGTTCCAACTGTTGTTCCTGTTGTATTAAAAATATTTCCGGCTTTTATTGGTCCAGAAAAAGTTGTATTTGCCATATTATTATCCTCCTAGTTTTCCGAATACTGTCTCTAGGCCGTCGACTATACGCGTCAGTATTCTAATTAAATGTATAGTGTATCTTTTATACAATACATTTAAGTAGAGCGCAAGAGAGCCTGTAGTGTAAATGAAATTTTTACGATGTAGCTTTTTTATTAAGTAGCTACTGAAACTTGTGGAGCAATACCTTCTACAGTATTTTGTTTGTGAGCAATTGCTGCTTCTTCCAGCTTAATGTCAGTGATGATCTGTTTAACTTTGTCATCGATTCTGACCATTTCAAGAGTATATCTACCGTTAGATAGATGCTCCTGTTCCCACTTCAACTCCAAGGACCTTTTTGCTTTGTATAGGTCTTGTATCATCAACAACCTCCTCATAGGTTATTCTGTTTAAGGGACCAAACATTCCCGTTGTTTCCCAGATAATATCATTTTTCCCTAGTTTGTCAACTATTGCGTTTTCCAATGAGGTTGGATTGTCTTCTGCTTCCACTTCAAATTTTCCGTGGTAGTCATAAGCCCATATATTTACTAGGAATTTAGTCATTTCTCACCTTATTTTGAAAAAGGGGCCGAATTGTGTCGGCCCCTAAATTTTATTGATTACGTAGCGTTTGAACCAAAGATACCTCTTGGATCAGAAAATCCAAAAACATATCTTTCTCTAGCTTTGTATCTAACGTTTCCAGTATCAAAGTCACCTTCCATTGAAGTTTTGATAGGTGATCTGTTGAAATGTTTAAGACCGTTAGGAACATCAGTTTTAATGAAAAACTTCTTCGCTGCAGTCAGGTAATTATTTACAGTGTATCCACCAGAAATCATTCCCATATTCTTAATAGCGTTGATATCATTATCAGCTGTACCTGTTCTGCCAGTAGAATTCATAAGTCTATCAGCAGTAAATTGTAAAGCAGAAGGAATTACTAATTTCACTCCTTGTGCTGCAATTTTTAGGCCTCTTTCATCTGTAAGAGCTGCGATGTCAATTAATGACTGCTCTAAAGATGTTTCGTTAAGTTCAGCAGGTGTTGCTAACTCGTTTGAAAATGTACCAGCTAATGTAGGGTGAACAGCAGAACAAAGTTCTACTCCGTCACCGCCAACAAAAGTGTTGTCAAACGCGTTGTTTAATACCGCTGCGCCTTTGATATTTTTAGTACTCGCCATAGATCTTGCTAAAGCTTTTGTATATCTAGACGCAAGTCTGTCATACAAGTTATCTTCGATAGCTTCTTCTGTGATAGCGAATGCTAATGCAATCGTTTCGTTAGTGTATCGAGCTGTGAAAGTTTCTTGTGCATCATCGTATCCAACCCCTTGACCTTCAGGTTTGACCGCTGCATTTGAGAAACCAGCTAACATTACTTCTTCTTCGAAAGCTCTGTCAGATGATTCTGTGTCGAAAATTTCCGTCCACTGCTCGCCGTATTGTTTGTACTCTAGTCCAAATAGTGCATTTAGACCAGGCTCTAGTTCTTTAACTAGTTGTGCTCTTGATATTGCCATAGTTATATACTCCTATTTGTTATTAATTATCGCCATTATACAAGTTCGAAGCACCAGCAATAACTACGATTTGGTTTGAACCAATCGCTGTATTGTCTTTGTTCTCCGGGTCGTTTGCAGATCTAACCAATTTAAACATATGAGTAGAAGCTGCTCCGCCGCCAATGTCTAAAGTTACAGTCGATTGACCGTCTTTAGCATCACTTGCTGTAAAGCTGTTTACGTTGTAGCCAGCGTCGCCGTACATAGCTTGAGTAACGACTGCATCCGATTTTCCAACATATTCTTGGAAAGGATTGTCATTTACAAAACCTAAGCCGTCTGAGCTGCCTGTGTTGTAGTCAGTACCAAATGTTGTGCTTGCTGCTACTGAGTTTGCGAACGTTGGTTTGCTTGTAGAACTATCAATATAGAAAGCTCCATTAAACACGCCAATTAGAGGAGCGTGACCTGAATTGTCATATGTTGCTCCACCGTTTCCACCGTCATCAGTTGTAGCGAAACTTGCATCTTGTAAATAACCTTGGTCACCACTTGCATCTTGAAGTGATACTGGGTTATTTTTGAAGATACCAACACCTAGGCCTGATTTGATTTTGTATTCAGATTGACCTGAAGTCGCTGGAGTATTTCCTAACGTCATAGTCGTTCTTAAACCAAAACCTACTGTACTTGCATTTGCCATAGTATTTGTTTCCTTTTTTTGTACCTGCC